CGTCTACCCCAAGTCAAGAACTTTGAATTTTTGGGAGGAGAACCGTTCTTGCTCAAAGAGAACATAGAATTTTTACAATATCTAATAGACCAAGATTATTGTCAAAATTCAATCGTGCAGTTTAGTACCAATGGTACACAATTTCCCGATGTGTGCTACTCACTGCACAAATTTCAACGTGCCGAAATAACATTTAGCATAGACAACATTGGTCCTAAATTTGAGTACGAACGCTATCGTGCTGATTGGATCAAGGTCAAAGAAAACATCGCAAAATTCATTGAGCAGAGAAATCAGAATCCAATGGTCAAACTCAATGTTTGCGTGACTGTTAGCATACAGAATGTATTGGACTTACCAGAAACTATCGCAGAGTTAAAGAGTATTGGGCTAGATGTTTACTATATCAACATCGTAAACAGTCCCGAGCAACTGTCAATTGCCAATCTGACCCCCAGAGCAAAACAACTGGTATTGGACAAATTGATTGCCAACCCAGATGATAAATTTCAAATCGTCATTGATACCATACTTAAAGGCAGAACAAGCAATGGCCAGAGCTTCTGTGACTTTATACGGCATAAAGACCTGATACGCAACACCAACTTCCTGGACACTCATAGAGAAATCGGTGAGGCTATGGGTTACATTTACAAACACAATCTGTTATAATCAAACAATGTCTAACCTATTCAAAAAAGCAGCGCTATTCACAGATATTCACTTTGGCCTAAAGTCAAACAGTCAACTACACAATGAAGATTGTTTGAACTTTGTCAAGTGGGCAACAGCCAAAGCCAAAGCAGAGGGCTGCGAAACTTGTATGTTCTTGGGCGACTGGCACAACAATCGTGCCAGCATCAACATCTTGACTTTGGGCTACAGTCTCAGAGCATTGGAGCACTTAAATGAAAATTTTGATCGGGTCTATTTCATTCCTGGCAATCATGATCTATATTATCGTGATAAGCGGGATGTCCAAAGTGTTGAGTGGGCCAAGCACCTCCCTAATATACAGATATGCAACGACTGGTTTAGTGACGGCGATGTGGTTATCGCTCCTTGGCTTTGTGCTGACGATCATAAACGTTTACATAAGCTAAAAGGTCAGTACATCTTTGGTCACTTCGAGTTGCCAGGCTACTTGATGAATGCAATGGTAGCAATGCCAGATCACGGGGAATTCCGCACTGACGACCTAAGTCATTTCGGACACGTGTTCAGTGGACATTTTCACAAACGTCAGACCAGAAAGAATGTGACTTATATTGGTAACGCTTTCCCACACAACTATGCTGATGCAGGAGATGATGAGCGTGGTCTTACTATCTTAGAGTGGGGCAAAGAACCAGAGTATCATGCTTGGCCAGATCAGCCCAAGTATCGTGTGTTCAATCTGAGTGATATCGTTACGCATACTGAAAAAATGTTGCATCCCGGAATGCACGTTCGTGTGAACTTGGATGTAGATATCAGTTATGAAGAATCGTCTTATATCAAAGAAAAGTTCACATCTGAATATGGGCTACGAGAACTTACCATAATCCCAGCCAAGACTACCGATCTTACTGATTATCAAATACAGGGCAACATTGAATTTGAAAGCGTGGATCAGATTGTTACTGGTCAGCTTACCAATATTGAAAGCGATAAATTCAACAAAGCTCTACTCTTGGACATTTATCAAAATCTATGATCTTGGGCTGCGTGGATATCAGCATTGACTCCAAAGAGTTGTATGAACAATTACTAGAACTGCATCGTACAGAGTTTGGCGCAGAAGACGTTATCATACTTGAGTACAATGCCGATGAGTTTGACTACGAGGGCAAGCCAGGTAAACGTTTAACCAAAGCGATAGAATTTCTGAACAAGATAGACATACCTCTATTTTTTGTGCAGATTAGCACAGAGTATGAGAATATCGTCGGCGACCTGTCACAGTTAAACGCAGAAATAAAGACAATAAAAAGCAATGTTGCGTTTAACTATCAGTCTGCAACTGCCAGAAATAGCTTTTGTATTCTACCTTGGATTCACTTGTATGTGGGACCAGATGGTAACGTATTGCCTTGTTGTATAGCAGATATCACAGAACCAATTGGCAATATAGATACAGCATCTGTACAGTCTATCATAAGCTCTGACCGTGCGGTACAGCTTAGAAAAAATATGCTCAGTGGCAAAAAATGCTCAGAGTGCAAGAGTTGCTATGTCAGAGAAGATGCTGGGTTGCCCAGTGCCAGAATTCGTGCTAATACTCTTTGGGCAAAATACTTTACTATAGCCAATGATGCTGAGATAAGAAATTTTAGTCCAAAATATTTGGACATACGAATCAGCAACTTGTGTAATTTAAAATGCAGAATGTGTAGCGACTATTATAGTAGCAGCATAGCACAAGAAAACAAACAAATATATGGGCAGTCAAACAAGATCATAAAGATAGAAAAGACTGCTGCACTAGAAAATATTAGACCATACTTAGAATCTGCTGAAAAGATTTATTTTGCTGGTGGCGAACCATTGCTAATGGCTGAACATTATGCCATTCTGGATACACTGATCGAATTAGGTAATACAGACTTGGAAATTGTTTATACCACAAACTTTACTAATCTAGAATTTAAAAATCGCAGTGTACTAGAATTGTGGCATAAGTTTAGCAACGTTACAGTGGGCGCAAGTCTGGATGCAGAAGGCACGGCAGCAGAATATCTTAGACACGGTACGGTATGGACAGACATAGAACATAATCGTAGACAACTCAGTGAGCTATGCCCGCAGGTTGGATTTACAGTCAACTCCATAGTTCATATGCTCAACGTTGAAAGTTTAATTGAGTTACAACGCAATTGGGCAGATGTTAGATTTACTATGATTCCCTTGATTAGTCCAGATCATATGAGTTTGACTGCTCTGCCAGAGCATCACAAAAATAGATTGGCATCACTGATTGATAATCATATCAGTTGGTTAAAGGTACAGGGTGCCATTTTACTTGCAGATGAATGGCGAGAAACTGTAAAATACATGTTCAGTTCCAACTCTAGTCATTTGTTAAAAGAATTCCAAAGAGTCACCGCTGAATTAGATGATCGTAGAAAAGAATCATTCATTACAGTATTTCCACAATACAAAGACCTATTAGATGTTTAAAATAAAAGACCTTACAGTTAAAAACTTTATGAGCGTGGGTAACGCCACACAGGCTATCAACTTTGACCGAGACGATCTAACACTGGTACTGGGTGAAAACCTAGACTTGGGTGGGGATGACAGCGGGGCACGTAACGGAACTGGTAAGACTACGATTATCAATGCCCTAAGCTATGGCTTGTTTGGCAATGCGCTGACCAACATCAAGAAAGATAACTTGATTAACAAGACCAACGGCAAGGGTATGATGGTCACAATTGAGTTTGAATGCAATGGGGTCGAATACAAGATTGAACGTGGTCGTAAACCAGGTGTACTCAAGTTCTTTGTAGACAACCAAGAACGAGAAATAACAGACGAAGCTCAGGGTGATAGTCGTGAGACTCAGGCAGAGATTGAACGTATGCTGGGTATGAGTCACGAAATGTTCAAACACATTGTGGCTCTGAATACCTACACAGAACCATTCCTGAGTTTAAAAGCCAATGATCAGCGAGTAATGATCGAACAGTTGTTGGGTATCACACTACTCAGTGAAAAAGCAGACAGACTCAAAGAGCAGATTAAAGATACCAAAGACTTGATTACCAAAGAAGAATTCCGTATCAAGGCTGTGGGTGATGCTAACAAACGTATACAGGATCAAATCGATGCACTCTTACGACGCCAGAATTTATGGAACAGCAAAAAGACAAACGATGTTGCAGCGTTGCAGACAGCTTATGATGAACTTGCTAAACTCGACATTGAAGCCGAGCTTCAAGCCCACAAAGCATTGACAGATTACAATGCCAAACGCAAAGCAATCAATGATCTTAACGGTTGGATCAAACGTTGTGAACTTGACGAGAAGCGTGAGCAAAAAGAAATTGATAAGCTCAAGAACGATATTGCAGCCTTAGAAAATCATACTTGTCACAGTTGTGGGCAAGCCTTCCACGATGACAAACAAGAACAGTTGCTGGAAGAAAAACGTCGAGCACTACAGGAAACAGCCCTGCAAGCACTAGCAACCAACACACAGTTAATGGAACGTCAGGATGCACTAGCTGCATTGGGCGAATTAGGCACTGTACCCAAAGTCTTCTACGACAACGAAAGCGATGCGTTTGAACATCGTAGTAGTATGGGTGCGCTGTTGGCTCAGCTTACTGCAAAACAAAATGAATCTGATCCCTATGTTGAACAGATCCGAGAAATGCAAGAACAGGCTCTGGAAGAAATTACCTATGACACAATGAATGCTTTGGATGATCTTAAAAATCACCAGGAATTCTTGTTGAAACTACTGACAAACAAAGATAGTTTTATTCGTAAGCGTATCATTGATCAGAACTTGAGCTATCTAAATGCTCGATTAGGACAATACTTAGATCGCATTGGCTTGCCGCATACTGTAAAATTCAACAACGACTTAACTGTAAGTATTACAGAACTAGGACGTGATCTAGACTTTGACAACTTGAGTCGTGGTGAGCGCAACAGATTGATCCTGTCACTGAGCTGGGCCTTCCGAGATGTTTGGGAAAGTCTGTATCAGCCCATCAACTTGCTGTTTATTGACGAGTTGGTTGATTCGGGTATGGATAGTTCTGGAGTAGAAAATGCTTTGGCTATTCTGAAAAAGATGAGCAGAGACAATCGCAAAAGTATTTGGTTAGTCAGTCACAAAGACGAACTAGCTGGGCGGGTAAATAACACGCTAAAAGTTGTTAAGGAAAGCGGCTATACTACGTACAATACAGACGTAGACATAGTTTAACTAATATTTTTATCATGGCACATTGAAAACTAAGTAGTTGATGACATGGATATTTCAAGGAAACCCAGTGGAAACTCTTCCCGATGACTGCGTGGGTTTCGTCTATCTCATCACAAATAATCTATCTGGCAAAAAGTACATAGGCAAAAAACTAGCGAAATTCGCAAAAACCACTTATAAAACAGTAAAACTCAAGAACGGCAAAAAGAAAAAGCAAAAGATTCGAAGCAAAATCGACTCTGATTGGCAAACCTATTATGGCTCAAACGATCAACTAAACAAAGACGTTCAAACTCACGGCACCGAAAACTTTACCAGAGAAATACTTTATATTTGTAAATCAAAGGCAGAATGTAGCTACATTGAAGCCCGAGAACAATTTACACACAGAGTATTAGAATCAACAGATTATTATAACGGACAAATCTCAGTCCGTGTTCATGGCTCACACATTTTAAACAAACTCAATGGATTATAATCCTGAAGTAGAGAAATTTGTAGATTTTGTAGATTTTACCAAAGACGATCCCTGTATATGGGTTGTTTTCACTGCTGGCGCAGCAGGAGATTTGATAGCTTCTATGATTTCATTACATTATGCTAAACCCGCAGCAAGATTCTTGGGTATAGCAGATAATGGACAAGTCATATTTCGGGATTCAAATAGTAAAAAACTTAACAACGACAAACGTTTAGAACTAGTAGTAGAGAACATAAACAAAACTTTATCCAACGAATACAATAGCAACTACAGCAAAATCGATCAAATCATACTTTCAAATCACAATCATGGCATAATTGAAGTCACTAAAATTTTAGAAAATTTCTCTCAGGCAAAAATCATAAGAATCACTCCGGCAAACTCTTACGAAAACGATATAGTAAATTGGTTATCAAATTTAAAAAATAAAAATCAATTGACTGATTTTGTTGTAACAAACAAAGCGTACTCGTATAATCACATAGAACATCCCAGTGTATTAAATCTAACTCTATCTGACATTATTAATCAAGACAAATTTGAACAAACTTATCAGCGAATTACAGAACACTTAAACTTAAAATACAAATTAATCAGATACGACCTCATAAACTATTGGCTCTCTAAACAGCATCCTAACATAATCCCCGATTTAAAAAAATTGTAATACAGTACGGCTCGCACAGGCTAACTCCGTGTGCCCACGATAAGAGGATCTAGGATCACTCGGACGGAAATCTCTTTGCTGTAAAGAGTGCTCAACCACTACCCAGTTGGATGAAGATCGCTTGTAAGACCTGCGATTTGGTTGTTTGAATAGGATGTAATATAGGCAAAAAGACGTAGCAGCGATGCTACACGTTCATATAGTATGTTAGCGTATATTATATGAATCGCCGTTGATAAGACGGAGCTCGAGGTACCGGTCAACCGCCTCTGTAATTGCTCTAACGCTAGGTGATGTGCTACTCAGATGAAAGCAACTCTTTCCTTTTGTCCCGGGTAACCGGGCAAAGTGTGACGATTAATCTAGATGAACAGTAATGTCGCTTCGCTCCCCTTGATTATATTCCTTCAATAAATTAAAAATAATATTGATGAGCGCAAGCGAATCAATGGATGTGCGTAGCACATCTTAGAAGAATGGAAGTCCTGACTTCTTAGTAGCTTCCATATTGCTCTTAACTATATCCCCGATGATGTTTCTTTCTTCTAAACTTAGCATCATTGCCTCGTCATAGGTCACACCACCACGCATATACCAGCACAAAGATAGAGTTTCTTGTTTAAGGGCTTTTGCCGATGATTCTAGTTCTTCAATGAAACTGATAATCTCAGCTTCATCCATCCGCAAAAGCCTTAACCGAAAAAATTGCTATGGTCGAATGTCAGCTCAGTGCTAAATTGTTTTTGGCATTCTTCATTATCGCATTTAAGTTGTAGGGGTTGGATCTTAAAAGTATCTGTTAGTTCTTGTACAGATGATTTGATACTTTCATATATCTGACGACTACAACTATCCAAGAACTCAGCAATCATTGCAGGGTCTGTGACAACTACACCTTCTTCTGTGGTAACACTGGCAATGCTGTCTACTACAGTATCGATATTCAACTGTCGTATCTTTTCAAATCCCTTTTTGAATTCTAGCATCTTTTGTTCTTCGCTCAGGGTCTCATTCTTGACAACGTTTTGTATTAGCTTGTCTTGTTCAAATGTAATCATACCCATCTTGTTGATGTTTCTGTACTTTTGTGGTTTGAACTTGAACACTAGATTATCAAACGTAAACGGTCTGTTGTAATCTGCTTTACCAACACTGTCTAGAACCATGTTTAAGTCTATTGAGTAATCGCTTTCTGTCTTGCAGTGCGTACAAGTAGCGCTGAAATCCATGACTTTCCCATAACTTGCCAATCTGATGGCAATGAATATAGGGTCAAGATCCACAGCAGGAATCTCCCAAGGGTCCTTGATTCCAGGGCAGCAACTGCGAATAACATCAATAACTGCTTGACCGTTCAATAAAGCATCTGGTGTCTTCAAGGCCAACTCATCTTTGACTGTCATTGGGTAAACGGGTATAGTCCCAGTGGCAGATAGTTCCACTGTTCCCTCAGGGTAAAACACTCCTCTGCTGGGTAGACTAAGATACAGTGCGGGTTGGCGGAAATGCTTGGCTAATGGATTAGCTTGGTTAACCATGGTTCGAACTCCAATAAATAGATGTAGTAATACAATATTTATAGCGACACAATATGGCAAGTTCAGTAAAGGTCAACATTCCCGGAGTGGGCACAGTAGAAGCAGAAAATGCGGCCAGTGAAGCCACGCTCTTGGCAATCTTAGCAGCAATGCAGAAAAGCGAAGGCACTAAGAGAAAAGAAGAAAAGGCACGTTCTGCTGAACTCAAGAAGCAAGAAGCAGAAGCACAAAAAGCTGCAAAAGAGTGGGAAAAGTCTTTAGAAGGACTCACTGCGTCTGAGAGAAAGGCCGCTGAGGATAAGAAAAAGCGTGAAAAAGAACGCACTGAGATGTGGGACAAGACCAAAACTGGTATGGGTGCCGCAGGCAAAGAGATATTTGGTGCGTTTGGTAGTATTGCAAAAAGTGCTGTCAGTGTAGCTACTGCATTCTTAACATCATACGATGACATTGCCAACAATCCTATTGCTGCTGGTGCCGCTGTATTAAATGCTGGGATTGACGCAGGTAACACAGCAGTTCACGGTGTAGCCAATGCTGCTGCTGGACTTGCTAATGCATTCGGTCCTGTTGCAGGCGCATTTGTCGGTGGGCTAGCCAGTCTGGTCACTGGTATCAGTGACGCTGCGGCTGCTATCCTAAAAGCCACAAACGAAGTTATGGCCAAAGAATTTCAGAAGTCTACACAGGCTCTGAAAGATTATACCAAACAGGGTGCTAGTTTTGCTGGTGGTATGGCAGAGATGCGTAATCTTGCCAATGACGCTGGTCTAAGTCTTACCACCTTATCTAAGGCATCATCAACATCAAGTGAATCGTTGAGACAAGCAGGATTTTCACAGGGTGAGGGTACTGCAATGCTGGCAAAGGGGTTTGCGGCAGCTACCAAAACTATTGGTAAAAGCGGTGCAAGTCTGAGTAACGAAATGTTGGCTTTGGGTTACAGCTATGAAGACCAAATGGCTATTCAGGCTGATTATATGTCTCAGCTAAAACGTACTGGGGTAGATTTAAAGAATCTTTCTCCCACAGAGCTTGCCCAAGGTACTCGTGAATATGCTAAGAATTTAAAAGTTATCAGTGACATTACTGGTCAAGATGCTAAAAAACTCATGGACAAAGCTGCGGCTGAAACACAACGAGCAAGTTTGATGAGTGATTTGGATGCAAAACAAAAGACTGCGTATCAGGCTAGCTTTGCTGCGCTAGAGAAAATGGGCCCAGACGCTGACAAAGCACGACAAGCGTTGTATCAGATTATGAAAACTGGTACTACTAACGTTGTTGGATATACTTCGGGTCCTGCTCGTAAGATGATTGAAGACATGGCCAAAGGTGTCAAGTCTGGTACTATGGACTTTAAAGGTGCTATTGGTACAATGGCTAGCGCTTCAAAAGAAGCCGCCGCAGCAAACAAAGGATCTGTTGGGGCTGCTACTGACTTTGCAAAAGGTATGGGTGCAACGGGTGAAGCTATTGACGCATTCTCTCAAACTCAAAACTCTATGCTATCGTTGAGTACTCAAAATTTAGGTGAGATGGTAGACAGCAGCAGTAAGAGCGCAGATGCACAGGCTAATCTTGCTGGCAAAACTGGTAGTACAGAACAAAGTTTTGCCAACATCACAGCACAATCTCAAAAAGCAGCGGCTGCGATGGAGAAGTTTACTGGCAGTCATCTTGACACGTATGCTAAGTTATTGGCAGATACATTTAAAGAAGCATCCGACACTGTGATGAAGGGTGTGCATATGGCTAATATGACCACAAAAGAAAAAGCCATTGGCGCTGGTGAGCAAGCATTGGGTTATGGCGCTGTCGGCGCAGGTGCAGGTGCTATTGTTGGCAGCGTTGTTCCATTGGTTGGTACAGCCATTGGTGCTGCGCTTGGTGGTATTGGTGGCGCAATCTACGGTGGATTTAAGGGTTGGTCTGGTATGGCTGACGGTGGATGGGCTTCAGGTGACCCATCGGGATTCTTAGAGAAACTACACGGTACTGAACTTGTCATTCCAACAACTGGAGGTATGCTAGACACTAATAGCACTGGATATACCGAATTGGTTAAAGCTGTTGGCGGAACTCCTGCGTCAGGAGCAGGTGGTGGTAGCGAAGAATTGATGCAAAAAATTGATCAATTGATTACAGTATTGGGAGCACAGACTGGTGCAACAGTAGTAGCACAGTCTGATAAGGGCGATATGATTGCAAACGCATTCAATGGTCTACAAGATATGATGGCCAAGCATCTAGATATAAGCTCAGAAATGGCTGTCCACGCTAAAGACAACAAAGACCTAATGCAGAAACTTCTTAATGTAAGTATGTAATCTATAAATATAGCATTACAGGGATATATTCATGGCCGGATGGAAAAAGTATTTTAAGACCAGCAACTTTCAGGGTTCAGTAAGCCCGATTGGCAGCGGGTCACAGACAGTAAACCCAGCGTATCGTGCCACAGCCAGCACACTACCTGAAGTTTATATCGGACACCCAAACCGTATTGAACGTTATAATCAGTACGAACAAATGGACATGGACAGCGAAGTTAACGCTGCCCTAGACATTCTTGCTGAGTTCAGCACACAGAAGAATACAGAGAACGTCAGTGCATTTGATCTGCACTTCCACGAAAAACCCACAGACAACGAAGTCAAAATCATCAAAGAACAGCTACAACAGTGGATTACTTTGAATGAATTTAACAAGCGTATCTTTAAAATTTTCCGCAATACTATCAAGTATGGCGATCAAGTTTTCATCAGAGACCCAGAGACATTCAAGTTATTTTGGGTTGAAATGTCAAAAGTTACCAAAGTTATTGTTAACGAGAGTGATGGCAAAAAGCCAGAACAATACGTTGTCAAAGACATTAACCCTAACTTTCAAAACTTGACTGTGACTGCGGTTAGTACGTCAGACACATTCACTAATCACCCACAAGTAGGTGGCCCAAGCGGTAGTTATGTTCAACCTCGCAGCCCTTACAGTGGTGGTTCAAGATTTAGTCACGCACAAAACGAAGCAGTGGTCAACGCTGAACACGTTGTACACTTAAGTTTAACTGAAGGTCTTGATATATTCTGGCCTTTTGGTAACTCAGTACTAGAAAACATCTTTAAAGTTTTCAAACAAAAAGAATTGCTTGAAGATTCGATCATTATCTATCGTGTGCAACGTGCGCCAGAACGCCGTATGTTCAAGATTGACGTGGGTAATATGCCAACACATATGGCTATGGCCTTTATTGAACGTATTAAAAACGAAATCAATCAACGCAGAATCCCAACACAATCAGCAAGTGGTCAGAATATGATGGATGCTACATACAATCCATTGCAGACTAACGAAGACTTCTTCTTCCCACAGACGGCTGACGGTCGTGGTAGTAGCGTTGAAATCTTACCAGGTGGTCAAAACTTAGGTGAGATCACAGACTTGAAGTTCTTTACTAACAAACTATTCCGTGGTCTACGTATTCCTGCAAGTTACTTGCCAACTGGTATTGACGATGGTTCACAGACTATCAGCGATGGTAAAGTTGGTACAGCCCTGATTCAGGAATGGCGTTTCAATCAGTATTGTAAGCGCTTACAGGGTATGGTCATTGACAAGCTGGATCAAGAGTTTAAGATGTTTATGCGCTGGAGAGGCATCAACATTGACGGACAGATTTTTGATCTACAGTTCAATGAGCCACAGAACTTTGCGCAGTATCGTCAGGCAGATATTGACGGTGCCAAGATTGGGACATTCACACAGTTAGAGCAATATCCATACTTCTCAAAACGTTTCTTGATGAAGCGTTATTTGGGCTTAAGTGAGATGGAGATGAGCGAAAACGAGATTATGTGGGCCGAAGAAAAAGGCAAAGCAGAAAGCGCAGATGCTGGTCAAGCCAACTTGCGTAACGTTGGTGTTACTCCTGGCGGTCTTGCAAGTGATCTTGAAAACGTTACTCCCGAAGCTGGCGCACAACCAGCTGGCGGTGCATTAGATCAGGGTGCAGAAGCTGGCGCAGCTCCTGCTGCAGGCGCTCCCGCAGCAAGCCCACCCGGTGTAATGTAACCAAAGATATAAATAACAGTATGTTTATATCAGATTTATTTGAATCACCAGAGCCTGCAAAGCCAGGCTATCAGAGTGAACAAGATGATAACAGCGTAATGAAACTCAGTGATTTACGCAAGACTCGTCTTACTCTAGCACATCTAAACCGTCTACGTATGGCTAACGATGTGCGTAAATTTGAATTCGAAACCAAGATGAAAGATATCAAGGATCAGTACGGTGCCAGTGCTGAACCAGTTGCGGGGCCAGGTGGTATCTGATTTATCTTGGAAAAATCCTCAAAAAACACGCATAAAACCCCCAAATCTGCGTAGTTATCTAAATAAATTATACAAAGCCAAACAAAAGGAGTTCCTTAAATGAACAAGTATGAACAACTCATTGAGAGCATTCTTAATGAAGACGAACAAGCAGCACGTGCTTTATTCCACGATATCGTGGTTGCTAAGTCACGTGAAATCTACGAAAGTCTAATGGACGAAGAAATGGGCGGAAACGCTTCACAAGGTTTCGTTCAAGACATTACTAACCAAAACGATCAAGCTCAAGACATGGGCTTGGGCGAAGACGACATGGAAGGTGGCGACATCGAACTAGACGGTGGCGACATGGACGGCGAAGAATTCGGTGACGAAGAAACATTCGGCGGTGACGGCGAAATGGGCATGGGCGGCGAGCACGGTGAACACGAAGAAATCACTTCTAAACTAGATGACCTAGAAGCTCAATTGGCTGAATTGAAAGCCATGTTGGGCGACGAAGGTGCTGAACACGGCGAAGACTTTAGCGACGTCGAGGGTGGCGAGGCAGGCGAAAGCGACTTTGACATGGACGGCGGCGAAGAACACACAAGTGGTTCTGGTTCTGCAGAAGCAGATGAAGGCATGATGGAAACTATGGGTTCTGGCATGAGCGGTTCTGGCATGAGCGGTTCTGGCAAGTCTGGTTCTGGTAAAATGGAATCTGCTAACCCATTTGCTAAATCTGGTTCTGGAAAATCTGGTAGCGGTACAAGCATGGGCAAATCCGGTTCAGGCAAAAGCGGTTCTGGCAAAATGGAATCTGTAACACGCCGTAAGTCAGAAGTTGAAATCATGAAAGAATACGTTGACAAGATCGGCGAAATCTACAAACAAGAGCCAGCTAGTGGCGAAGGTAAGACAGTTGGTACAGGCGGCGATGAGCCAACTATCAACCACAAGTCTATCGAAGGCCCAGGCGCTGACTTTGGCGGAACTAACGAAAATATCGTTAGCGGCAAAGGTGACAACGCTAATCCAGACGGCAAAGCATTCAAAGCTCCAAGCAATGAATACACAAAAGGCCGCGGAGACTTGCCAGGCGCAGGACAGTTTAAAAACGTTCCCGGTGGCAACGCAGGTAAGACAGCGTTCAAAACAAAAGAGCCAGGTCACGGCGCAGAGAAAAAATCTGGACCAGAAGGCAAGCTAGTTGGTGCTGACGGTAGCCGCCCAGTAAACAAAACCAGTGTTCAAAAGCAGAACACAGGCGCTAAGTAATTAGG